CCCATTATTCCTGTTTACGGTCGCCATGTGATTGTGGGCGACAAACGCAAGAAGTTTGGCATGGTGCGCCACGCCAAAGATGCACAGCGTATGTACAACTTCTGGCAAACCTCGCTAACTGAATCAGTCGCCCTTGCGCCAAAAGCCAAGTGGATTATGGCTGAAGGCCAAGATGAGGGTCATGAAAACGATTGGGCGCAGGCCAACATCAAGTCATTTCCGCTGTTGCGCTACAAACAGACGGACATTGATGGTCGCCAAGCGCCACCACCTACTCGATTGCAGCCAGAGCCACCTCCTGCTGGCATTTTGGAGGCCACAGGGCTGATTGACCAAGATATTAAGGTCTTAATGGGTGTGTTTGACCCTGCTCAACTCAAGCAAGGCAACATCTCAGGCAAGGCTTTGAACGGTCAACAACAGCAAGTCGACCTCAACAACTTTGACTTTTACGACAACTTGTGCAAATCGCAGGCTCAAGTGGCTCGTGCCATTCTTGACCTCATCCCCAAAATTTACGACACCGAGCGTGTTATGCGGATTATTGGCGATGACGGTAAGCCTGAGTTGGTGACGGTTAACGAGCGTGATGCCGTGAACAACCTCATGAAAAACGACCTGACTGTGGGTCTTTACGATGTGGTGATGGACACAGGCCCAGGCTACAACAGCAAGCGCCAAGAGGCTTTGGAGACAATCACGCCTATTTTGTCTGCCGACCCACAGCTTATGTCGCAAATTGGCGATTTGTGGTTCAGGAACATGGATTTCCCAGGCGCAGACGTTATCGCAGACCGCTTGGCTACGCTCAACCCGCTGGCTAAGATTGACGAAAAATCGGATGTGCCACCGCAAATCCAGATGGCTATGGCTCAGGCTCAGGCGCAAGTCCAAGAAATGCAACAGAAGATGCAGCAAATGGAAATTGCCATGAAGCAACGTGCTGACATTGAGCAAGTCAAGCAAGATGCTGAAACTAAGCGTGAACTGATGCGCCAGACAGCCAAGGCACACAATACCGAAACAATGGCAGAGGTCAAGGTCAACGACCAGAATACCCGCGCCATTACCTCACAAAACAAAGTGGAGATTGAAGCGATCATGGAATTGCTGCTTCACCACATGGACACCAAGCGCCTTGAGAAGGAAATCCAAGTGCGTAATGCGGAACAATACGCTTACGCAAATCAGGCTAATCAAGACATTGGTCAAGGTCGCAATCCTTTAATTGGAGAATAAAATGGTACGTAGTATTGTTACATCTGAAAACAAAGCTGAATATGATGAGGCTAAATTAAGCCCGTCTGTAAAACGCGCTTATGCACAAGATGCAAAAGCGGCAGAAGAAGCATCTAGCAAAGCAAAAGATGATGCTAAATCTCATCGTGACGCAATGATGGCGCACAAACAAGCGTCTATTTATGCTCATCCCCCTGAAAATGTTGAAAAACATTTAGAAAGAGCGCGATACCATGCTTCTGAACATAGAAAATTTGCCAGACTTGAAGGCGAAAGATATGTTAAAGAACGATTGGAAAATGATAGAAAAGCCAATATTCGCGCAAACAAAGCAAAAGGCGTTACTGCAAGTTCAGATGAAGAAAAACGAACTGGCAAATACACCACTTATTGATTGATAAATGATTATGTGGTAGATTATCCACAAACCTTACCTGTGAGGTACACAGGGTTAAATCGTTGGGAAACGTATGTCCGAAAACCAAGCAGGTCAAGTATTGACTAGCGAAAATGCGGCTGAGTTCTATGCACAAAAACTGGGTTTAGCCCAAACAGAATCCGAGCCTGTGGCTGTTGTTGAGGAAACTCCAACAGAGCCAGTGTCGGAAGAAGTTAGTGGGAGTGAGCCAGAGGAAGCGAAAGAGGAAGCCAAGCCAGAGGGTGAACGGAAACAGAATCCGAAACTCGAACGGAGGTTTTCAGAGATTACCAAGCAGCGTGAAGAAGCGCGTAAAGAAGCGCAACGTGAACGCGAGCAAAGGCAAGCTCTGGAAGAACGTCTAGCGGCTCTTGAGAGACAAACACAGCCCCAAAAGGCTGCGCCTGTTGACGAAGAACCGCAACCTAGCCAGTTTCAGGATGCGTTTGAATATGCGAAGGCTCTTGCTGAGTATTCGACAGAAAAAGCGCTTCAGGAACGAGATAGGCGTGATGCTGAGGAAAAAGCTGCTGCTCAACGACAAAAAGTTTATGAGACTTGGGGTCAAAAGGTACAGCAAGCCAAAGCAGAATTGCCTGATTTTGACGATATGGTGGCATCAAGTGACGTAGTTGTAAGCGACTCGGTACGTGATGCGATTCTCGAAAGCGATGTAGGCCCAAAAATCCTGTATCACTTAGCCGAGAACTCAGACCTCGCCAAAAAGATTGCTGGTATGACGGAAAAAGCCGCCATGAAAGAGTTGGGGAAACTGGAGGCAAGGTTTGAAGCCAAGCCTGAAGAAGTAAAGCCTGTGGTTAAAAGTAAAGCGCCAGCGCCAATTCAACCGATTCGCACTGCGGCTGGAGTAGCTGATGTGGCTATTGACTCAAACGGTCAATTCCACGGAACTTACTCACAGTGGAAAGCAGCACGAAAACAAGGTCGGATTCGCTGACAGACCCTTTTTTGTTCATATTTAATTCAAAGGAAATGAAATGAGTAACCAACTCCTAACCATTTCCAAGATCACAAACGAAGCGTTGATGGTCTTGGAGAACGAATTGACTTTCACCTCGGAAGTCGACCGCAACTACGACGATCAGTAAAATTAACAGCCTGCTGATCTAAAACTCTGTTAATTGCTGGAAACCCCTTAGAGCCTAAATCACCACAACGTAGCCTGAAAAAGCAAGCGTGAAGGTTTGAAAAGATTTAGGATTGGGCAATCAGCAGCCAAGACCCTGAAATGGGTAAGGTTCAACGACTAGCCGTAAGGCGTACCTACCAAGTGGTGGGGAAATGCAGAGCCTCAGAAATGAGTGAAGATATAGTCTGATCTATGCCGAAAGGTATAGCCCGAAAGGGGTCAAGATTAACGCCCTTGATTAACATGATGTCGCTGTCGTTGGTGGAAAAATTGGTAACACCGTGAACGTCCGCCGCCCTGGTCGTTTCATCGGTACTACTGGCCCTGCTTTGAACGTTGAAGATTTCAACGAGACTTCAGTGCCTGTTACCTTGAGCACACAGTTTCACGTTGACACACAGTTCACCACACAAGACTTGGCTTTGTCCTTGGATATGTTCAGTGACCGTGTGTTGAAACCCGCTGTTGCCGCTATCGCCAACAAGATTGACCGTGATGGTTTGTCTATGGCTGCGCTGAACACCGCCAACATCGTTGGTACTGCTGGTACGCCTCCCACTGGTCTGATTACTTATCTGACTGCTGGCGCTTACCTCGACAGCGAAGGTGCTCCTCGTGATGGTCGCCGTTCTTGCACCGTTGAGCCTTTTACATCTGCCACCATTGTGGACAGCTTGAAAGGTTTGTTTGTTCCTCAAGAAGCTATCGGCGAACAGTACCGTAAAGGTCTGATGGGTCGTGATTCTGGTGGTATGAATTGGAAAATGGATCAGAACGTTGTTAGCCAAACCTTTGGCAACTACAACGGCACTGCAACCATCAACACTTCTACCGACACTGGTATCTTGACCTCTGGTTGGGCTTCTAGCTCGGTGTTGACCTTGACTAAATCGGGTACGTTCACTCCTAACGTTGGCGACACTTTCACTATCGCTAACGTCTATGCAGTTAACCCCCAAAACCGTCAAGCCTACGGTAGCAACAAACTGCGTAACTTCGTGGTGAAAGCTATTTCTGGTAACAGCGTGACCGTGTCTCCTGCTGTGATCTCTGCTGGTCAATTCCAGAACGTGAGCATCACATCGGCTGGCGCTTCTGCTGTGACTCCTTTCAACAGCACTGGTGTCGTTTCTCCACAGAACATCATCATGCACCGTAATGCTTTTACATTAGCAGTTGCAGACCTCGAGTTACCCGAAGGTGTACATTTTGCTGGTCGTGCTAGTGATAAAGAAATCGGTTTGTCCATGCGTGTAGTACGTCAGTATACAATTAATAACGATAGTATTCCTACTCGTTTGGATGTGTTATACGGATGGGCTCCTTTGTACCCCGAACTCGCTTGCCGTGTTGCAGCCTAATCTTCAATAAGGAGTAAATAATCATGGCTTTGACCCCCACCACCTACACCAACAACGGCCCTGCCGTTACAACCAGCCCTCACTATCTGATCGATGGTGACAGCACAGACGGAACGGCTATCGCCCCTAACGGTGGCAAAGTGTCTTTCTATGGCGTTACCGCTGTGGTTCAACCCACTTCCGCTGGTAACACCACCACTACTGC